TCATAGGTTATTTAGTAGGTTTACTGACCTTTGAGCTTCGTCTTTTCGTTCATGATCAAGTAGGTGCGTGTACGTTGATAAGGTGATTTCGATACCTGAGTGACCAAGTCTTTCGGATACATATTTCACATCAACTCCTTGAGACAACAACCAACTTGCATGAGTGTGTCGCAAACCGTGAAACGTAATAATCTTTTCGGCTTCAATTTGCTTCAAATTATGCTCTAATTGCTTGTTTGCTGCATTGTTTGTCGGAGGGTAGGCATGTTTACCTTGAAATACAAAAACTGTTTCAGGGTGTACTTTACGCCACTCTAACAGTTGCTCAATTAAGATTGTTGGAACGTCAATAGTGCGGTTCGAGCCTTTCGTCTTTGTTCCTTTGAATTCCTTGTTAACCATGTCCCATGTCTTGTTTATTGATACTTGGCTGTTATCAAAGTCAATGTCAGTCCATGTTAACCCTGCTATTTCTGAATAACGTGCACCAGTGTGTAGAGCTGTTATAATCATCATGTCGGTAACTAGTCGTGTTACAACTGGTCGCTCATTAATATGATCAACAAGTTTTTTCATATCGTCGGCCTCTAAGAACTTCATATCCGAAGACTTGCCATCTGATCCAGTCACTTTCGTACTAGCAGTAAAGTCTTTTGATAATTTTTCGTCAATGATTGCCGCTTCAGCCATTTGATGAACGTGCATTTTTATTTTGCGAGCTGTTTCAATGGCGTGCGTCTTTCCAAAATCATTTAAGAAACTCTGAAAACGTTGACGGTCCATTGACGATAGACGTACGTTATTAAAACGTTCATGTAATATGCCACTTGTGAACCTATACCATCGCTTAGTAGCTGCCGAAAGTGTAGGCTCTTTGTATGTCTGGTACCAGTTATCAAAAGCGTCTGGAAACGAAATCTTATTAGGTAGTACCAGCGTTTGATTGACTTTATCAGCCTCTGTCTGCATTGCCCAGCCGTTTGCTTGAGCCTTAGTTTTGAACCCGGACTTTGTTTTCCGCCGACGTTTTCCGTCTTTAATGACGAATATGTTGGCGGTCCACGTATTGCCACGCTTGTAGATACTTGCCATTAGGATAAACCTAACCTTTCTATAAAAGTAAAGGGCAGTTTAACGACTTACCCGGGTCGTAGATGATATAATAATTGACTGTTAACAATAAATACGAAACAGGGCAATGATGCTCAATTTTATCGATTAGCACATCTTTCTAGCTTTGCGGCGAGGAGATGTGCTTTTTTATCCTTCAAGGTGACTGAAATTAGTTTGATAAAATTCCATTCCGGCTAATAATTTAAATTGAAAATGTTCGGGATAAGGTAACAGATTATTTATAATCATTCCTATTAATTCTCCTAAATCCTCCCGAGATAGCTGACCAATTACAGTCAGAAGTACAATACTTTCCATTTCTTTAATAAAATTATCAATAGTATCTTGAGAGTAACCATTAATTGTCAGAAAGTAAGCCCCAAGTATAATTGCGCCTCGCTTGTTTCCGTCTCTGAATGGGTGGTTTTGTGCAGTTGCATAGACGAGATATGCGATTTTGTCTTCAAAATATGGATAATAGTCGTCTACTTGCATTAGACCAAGTACGCTTTCGAGTTTATTGCGATCCTTGAATCCAAGAAGAGCAATCTCTTTGTTGCTTTTAGTCACATATTCGTCGTGAAGTGTGAGAGCAATATTTGAATCGAAATAATTAGTCATTTGTCGCTAAGCCTCTTCAATACTTCGAGGTTTTTATCTAACTGCTCACGCAATTCAACACTTTTGTCGCCAAGAAACTTTTGATAATCTTCTTTGGTGACAGGGTTAATGTATTTACTAATACTTTGATGTATAACGTCTCTAAATTCATAGTCACGACTGGCCATTTTTGTGCGTGCTTCATCTAGGTAAGGGCGTTGTAGAGGATGCTCTTTAATGTTAGAAATTATTAATTCCACATCTTCTTGTGATAGCTTGCTACCTCGACGATTAAATTCGTTTTCAAGCTCATAAGCTATTCCAGCTTCAAAGCTTGCAATAACGAGCAGCACTTCACTATACAGAGTATTACGCAGGTTCTCCTTCTTGTCTAAATCTAGTAGTGCTTTATATTCTTGTGCTTTTTCTCCGAAAATAGCCTTGTAGATTTCGTTTGTAAAGAGTGCGTACTTGTACGGCCCCATACCGACAAATTTGCTTAAAGCAGCAGTGAAGAGTTTCCGTTCAGAATCCTCACGATAACTTTGATTTATAAAGTCTGCATCCCTTTGATTTATGTATTTGGTATTCCCGTTAGTTTTGTCCTGCATAACTTGGACAATTATATCGAGCATTTTGCTACGTACTTCTTGAGCTTTATCACTATTTTTTAGTAGCATAGCTATATTTAAGATAGTGCGAACTGTTGATACAGAGAGGTTTGTAATCTTGCGACCCTCATTTGTGAGGGTCGCAAAAAATTCAGGATTTTCTTCTTGGAATTTAGTTAAACTGCTACCTTTAAGTACAGTAAAATCATTATGAATTAATTCATCTCTATTTTCTGAAATGATTCGCTCAAGTGTTTGCGTACTTATTTGAAAGAAGTCAACAATCTGCTGATTAGTGAAATATTTACCTGAAAGTTGGTAGGCATTAGCCAGCCTAGCTATGGCAAGGTCATTATTTAAAATACTTTGTCGGTTGACAAATTCAAGATTGTCCGGTGTGTCATGCTCGTTAAAAATAAACATATTAATTTCCTTTCTGTTTTTAATAACGTACAGAAGTGTACAGATTAATTTTTAATGTTTATTATTTGAAACCTCAGTGTTAATAGGGATTCTCAAATAATATATTTACCGATAAGCACCGATAGTTAACGAATTCAATTTTTAAAAATTAATGAACAAATAAATTAGTTTAGAGACGTCACGGTCATATGTATCCCGCAGAGCGGGTGGTATGCATTTTGATTAAAGACTACCAGCCTTCCCAACCAGCCGGCAGGTCAAATGCAAATTCAATGAAGTCGTGACCAAGTTGTGTCATTGCATAATCTGTTTTGATGTTAGTTTTTTGATTATTCAAAGCGGTTTCTGATTCGATAGTTGTTTCCATCAGTCCGTATGAAACAAGAACTTGAATAGCTGCATCTGCAAATTCAGAAATCTTGTCATTTAAGTCATACCAATCATCCGAATCCAATCGCCCGCTCTTTAGTTTCATCATCTCAAGCACAGGGGCAGGAACATTGTTTAAGACAAAGGTGAAATAGTCGGCTTTATCCCAATCGAAATCATCATCGGACAATATGACGTTTTTTAGTGAGGTTACATAATGTTCTGTCTTTTTTGAGTTTTTTGGTAATTGACCGTCACTTAGCAAAGTAGAAAAAACAATGACTGCTTCTTCTGGTTTAGATTTTATTTGATTTAAAGTTGCTTCAGCTTCAGTGAGTCTTTTATCCAGTTCAGTTAACAACTCTTGCAATTTTCGTTCACGTATACTTGACTCTGTTGCGTTAAGAAACGTTTTGATCGTAGCAAATCCAGGAATTAATTCCAAAGCAGAAGCCGTTGCTCCAGCCACTAAATCTCTATTCGTAATATCTGATAATTTAATATCATCCATAACAGAGCGACCTCCTTTTCTTGATTTAATGATCCAGCGTATGTATCCCGCCAACCAAGCGGGAATAGGTTTACTCAAAAAATTTAAACTTGCCAGGGTCTGAGACCTTGCTTGTTGCAATAAACACACCAGTGCTGTCTTGTACAGTTACGCGTGGGCGATCATATGAATCAGCCCACTTTTTATAATTATCTCCTAGAACCGTAAATGCTTCACTTTGCGCATAACGAAGGGCTTGTGTCTTATCTGACTTACTTAAATTATTGAACTGGTTGTTAACCCGAATGAGAAGTTCTCCATCCTTGCGGTAAGTAACAGTATCGATTGTTAGTGCCCAAGCATAATCTGGATTTGATGTTCCATTGTCGACGGAATTACCATCTTCGTCTACTAATCCGTTAGCGATTCCCTGATCCTGCTTAATTACAGCATCAATTAACTTATTAACACGCTTTCGCTTAGCCGTAGCTTTTTTCGATTTCTTTGATGCAGCACTAACAAATGTATCATTTGAAAATGAAGACGTTGTTTCAAATGCAATGCCCCCCAACATAATGCTTGATAGCAAAATGGCTGATAACTTCATAAATTTACTCATGAATCCCACTCCAAGAGACCTTTTAACGTGATTACTGTCTGCACGTATATTAATCAATCAACAATTGAACGTTGAAAAAAGTCCTTGTTGAGGAAGAGAGTTTTTTTTTAGGAATCCGCTTCAACGCTATCAAATTTGCTGACAGACGATAGAAATAAAGAGCCACCAATAATAGAAAGAATTCCGCCAACCCAACCTAAGAAAGGAATAATTGATATTGACCCACCTACAATCATTAAAACACTAGGTGCGTTGGAGATTACCGGAGTTTTTTTAAACTGCACTGCTCCAACAATACCAAGAACAAAAATAGCTACTTTGATCATGAAAAATGTAAGGATAGCGAAATTTAATGCCATCATTCTTTGATTCAAAGTGGCTGCTAGAATGATGGGCGTTGCGAACAACAACAAAACTCCACCTCCTAGACCAACAATCCCGTTTATATTAGCTAAACTCTTTAATTTTTTTGAGTCCATAAATAATATACTCCTTAGCTTTTAACGTCGTTCCCATCTGGACGTATGTACGCCACCTTAACGAGTGGCTTTTTTATGTATCCCCGCTAACCATGCGGGGTATGAGTTAATCGTTCAAGTGGTCAACGGCATATTGTGCTTCGTCAGCGGTGAACTTCTCACCAGCGTTAGAAGTTAATTGGTCATAAATTGCATCTGATGACATATTCATTTGTGTTTGGTAAGTCTTGGCTTTTGCCAATGCCGCTTTGTTATAATCAGCCTTTAGATTATCAATAGCGTATTGAGCTTCGTCAGCAGTGAATTTCTCACCTGAATCTGATGACAATTGGTCATATACACCAGCCTTTGACAGGTGTTGTTGACTGACGTATGTTTTTGCCTTAGCTAGGGCGTTTGTATTGTAATCAGCCTTCAGATTATCGACTGCCCATTGTCCATCCTCAGCCGAAAATTTCTCGCCGTATTCAGAAGTTAGTTGGTTATAGATGCTGGCCTTAGACATGTGCATTACGTTTGAGTAGAGCTCAGCTTTACGTAGGGCATTTGTTTGTTCAGTAGTTGCACCGCTTGATATTTCAGATGAACTAGTTGCACCGCTTGGTATTCCAGATGAACTAGTTGTAGATGATGAGTTAGAGGTATTAGTGGTCTTGTTAGGCTCACCACCAGATGCACCACCGCCCACTACGATAGCAACAACGACTACTAACACCCAAAACCAAATACGCTTGTAGAAAGGCTTTTTTACTTTTTCCTTCTTTACCATGTTCCAATACTCCTTAGCTTTTTAACGTCGTTCCTATCTGGACGTATTATGTATCCCGCAGAGCGGGTAGGGGATTAACCCAAAATGTCAGCCTTTTTCTTGTCAAAATCTTCTTGTGTGATGATTCCATCGTCCAGTAGTGACTTAAGTTCGCGTAAATCGGCCAAGTTACTATTTGAGGATGACTTTATTTCAGGTTTGGTATTCTTTGCATCCATGCGTTCCTTCAGAGTAGGGTAGTTATTAATTGCAGCGTGAACGTTTGGCAAATCGTTTTTCACCCATTTTGCAATAGCTAGGAATGTATACATGATATGTTCAGTTGATTTTCCGTCAGCTGAATTAATTACCAGTTTTTCGCCGTTAAACATGAGACGCCCATTGATGAACTTTGACTTCTTATAAGAAATCACGCCCAGATCAGAAAGTGGAATGAATTTGTCATTATCGGTAAATTGATTCACCATGTTAATTCCCATGAACAGCAATCCATCTTCTTCAAAACTAATTACGTATATTTTGTTTAGTAAAGCGTTCCAACCACCAATCAAATATTCAAGCTTATTGCTTGTTTCGACATAAGCTAGGCGTGATGTGTCGCCAGAATAACCAAGACTGACTTTCTTTGCAGCAATATCTTCTAATTTTAAGGCGCTTGCCATTTACCCAATTCTCCTTAAGCTTTTAACGTCAATCCTTTCTGGACGTTGATATGTATCCCGCAGAAGCGGGGTTGAACTAAATATAAAGGGATTAATCAGTATAATCATTCCCGATGCCATTAAAAGCGTCGATGTTGGTTTCATCGTTGTATGCATCGTAGTCATACAATGCCATTTCCGTATTTTCTGGATTTAGAATAACGATTTCAATTGGTTCTGCACTCTTGGTCATAGTTTTTGCCTTTTTGGCTTGCTTTCGAATAAGAGCAGTATAATCATTCCAATTTGATAGTTCATCAGAATCTAATTCGCCGTCAGTCATATAAGTATCAGCGTATTCTGACATTAAATCAGCATTATCTTTAGTAGGAAGAATTGCCATAGCCTCAATCTTTGGTGACCATCGAACCTTTGAATCAGCAAGATAATTTTGTAGATATTTGGCATATGCCTTATATGTCATTTTCTTTTTACTTTTTGCGTATACACTAGTGTCGTTGCCCGTTGACATTAGTGTTGGTTCAACTATTGAAGAACCAATAATAGTTGACGCAAAAACAATAGCCCCATATTTAACAAGTTTATTCATGTAAACCTACTCCTTCGCTTTTAACGTGGTTCACGTTTGCACGTATTCTTTGTAATTTACTTATTTATACTGTTTAACAAACTCAATAACCCGTGTTTTTTTATCTGCAGTGTACGTGTTAAACGTTTTTACTTCCCAATTCTTTATTAGCTCGTAAAGGGTAGTAGAGTTATCAGTACGGACAAATTGTCTTGCGATTTTGATAGTTTCCTCGTTCATCATTTTCATAATTTCAGGTGGAAAATTTGATCCAGATGACAGCCACTTATTGTAGTCCATAATAACTTCACTCTTGTTACGGAGTTGACTTGCAGTTAATGACTTAGTTGGGATACTCTCAGTGTTTGGGAGTGCCTTAACATAAAGAAGCCAACTTGTTAATACTTGATTAGCGCCATTGGAATTATCGAATAATAAAAATCCTGTAATAGTTGCATCTAGTAAATCTGAATCTATTGATGGATGCATTTGTTCAATTTCTAAAATTAGTTTCCTTTTCAACTCTGGATGTTTGGAATCAACATGCTTTATATCTTGCATTGTTAGCGTCATTTTCTAATCCTCTCTATATATGAAAAATAACCGTTGAATTTATGTGTGCCTAACTGCTTCTTCGACAATTGACTCAAAACTACTAGGAAGGTGAAACCACTCCATAAAGTCATAGTAATTGCGATTTTCTAAGGGGATGTCTTCATAGATTATTTTAGCTAGGCGCCAAACCATACCGCGGTTAGCGATACGTTCAGCGTTGTTTTTAAATCCGATACTGAAGGTATATATCCTTGCCGTACCGTCGCCATCAAGAACGTGTGATAGCTCGTGAGCCTTACGAGCAACAACAGGTATCTCGGTATCAGATAATTCATTAATCACTATCAGGGGTTGTTTACCTTCTCTAATGAATACAATGTCAGGGTCGTATGGCTCAAGTTCCTCGTAAATCATTCCGATACCAGCAGCATTAATTTGCGCGTCAATTCGTTCTTCTAATTCTGAAAAATCCATACGCACTAATCCTCGTCACCATCTACAATCTTTAAGATGTCGAGGATTTTCTTTTTCGCTTTATCTGACAGTTCCTTACCTTGAAACTCCATGACAACGCCTTGTTTGCGGAGTGCTTCGTCTAAGTTGATGTGTTCTATCTCAGTAGGCTCAGTAGTATCACCAATCAATTCACTAACTGACACGTTGTAAAGTTTGGCCAATTCGGACGCCACATCCATTCTTGGCTTAGCAGCCCCACGTTCCCAGGTTGAGACAGTTGTTTTGGCGACGTGCAGATAATCTGCAACGAATTGTTGTGTGTAGTGATGTTCTTTTCTAAGCCTTTTAAGGTTTTCTGCTACGGATAGTTGAGACATATCAGTGTCCTTCCAGTTACTTTTGTAATTAATTATAGAACTAAAGTACAATTAATTCGAACAAAAGTATTGAATGTACGTTTTATTCGTACTATAATGTAACCATACCTAAGGAAAGGAGTGAGCGACATGGGTTATACATTAGCTCAACTTCGGGTTGGAAAACATTGGACTCAGGAGCAAGCCGCAACTGCAGTTGGTGTCAGCCCGGCTTCATGGGCAAAGTGGGAAAATAAAAGATCCTCACCGACGCAAAAAAACGTCGACAAGATATTAGATGCATTCAATGTCGCGTATGACGACATTATTTTTTGACAAAAATGTACGAACTACTTGTACTTTTTAACTTGAAGTACGGACATTAATAATAAAGGAGCCCCAATATGACAGAGCAAGTATCACTTCAGCTGCCAACTGACATGTTGATGCAGCTAGGAGTGCAGGTGTTTGAGCAGGCCGTTAAAACAGCCGAGCAAAACATTATCTATAGTCATCAATTCGTTCAGATGTATCGAACGAAGAGCACACCAGATGATCAGTTAACTTTGGAAGATTATCTTGGTGCAATTAGTTTGAAAGATTTCAACACTTATTGGCGTACTCGAGTTGAGGCGGAACCTGGCTTGACTATTAATAAAGGTCAAAGCCAACGTTTGTATCACGGTTTCAAGATTGCCAAGTACATTGAAGAACATGCTGATGAGGTAATGGTTTGAGCGACATTGTAATTGGTTATGTAATAGCCGCGATTGGTGGCTTAATTGTATTCGCTGCTTGGTTAATAGACTTCTTCGAAGTCAACGAGATACGACTACGTCCATATTGGGAAAAGGAGGTGATGAAAAATGAAGATCATCAAGATGATGTTTAAGTTGTTTGGCAAAGCTTTTGATAGCGTGGCTTTGATTGGTGTTGACAGGAAGTTTCTATCTGAAATTCGTAATGAAGCAATTGCTAATGGCGAAGATGGCGATAAGGCTGTTGATGAATACATCATTTGGCATAATGCCAACATCAACAGCTAGTTAATTAAATATCAGGCGCTCTGACAGGCGGTTTAGATTTCAAATGTAATCGGTATATATCCCTAAATGTACGGTTGTTATGAATCCCAGTATTTCCTAAATCGCCGGTGAGAGCGCCTGATAAAGTCGAGCGTCACAAAATGCATATCACTCCCTGAAAAATCTCCGAGAAAAGTATCTATAAGTCCCGGTGTGGTGTGCAGGTTGTGGCGTTCGACTGAAAGGAATGACACATGAAAATCGAAATAAAAGAGCCCTCAGTGACTGCAATCACCAAGGGCTCGGGTAATGAATTTAGTAGGTTCATTTACCCTTCGATTGTATCACATGATAGGAGGCCGATAAATGGCAACCAAGTTTGAAACGTGGGCGGTGCTTGATACCGGTCGAGAAGTTCACTACTTCGAACCTAAGTATCACGAAGACTGGCAAAAGGTGCCGAACACAACGTATATCAAGTTTCAAGAACCAGTGACGGAGGAATAAGAAATGACAGAACAAAACTTTAATGTGACGACGACACAGACACAACAGTTGATTGCTTCGTCTGTTGCAAATGATTTCAAGGGATTGGTTGAAACGCAAGGTTTCAAGGTTCCAGAAAACTACCACGTTGCAAATGCATTGCAAGAAGCTGTGGCATTGTTACCAACAATCAAGGGAATTGAGAATGTGACACCTGATTCAATTAAGAAGTCACTATTCGACATGGTGGTTCAAGGATTGAGCCCAGCAAAGACGCAAGTTTACTTCATTGCTTATGGGCGTCAACTTCAGATGCAACGATCATACTTCGGAACTCAACAAGTGCTTAAGCGTTTGCCTGAAATTGAGAACATTGCAGCGTTCATTGTTCACGAAGGTGAAGACTTCCAAGTTGATTACAACGAAGATGGTGAGCTGATTGTTACTGAACACCACACGGACTTCATGAAGCTAGATAACCCCATTGTTGGTGCTTACGCTGTCATCACAAAGACGGACGGTACCAAGCAGTATGAGGTTATGACGAAGAAGCAAATCGACGCATCTTGGGGTCAATCACGTCAATTGAACGTACACAAGAAGTTTCCAGAAGAGATGGCTAAGCGAACAGTAATCAACCGTGCAGCGAAGAACATTATCAACACAACTGATGATGAGAGTGCGTTGGTATCTGCGATTAATGGCACTACCGCGAATGAATATGCTGAGGGTCCACGTGATGTCACAGCAGAAGTTTTGGAGAAGCCAAAGGGTGCGTTTGCACGAATGGCCAAAAAGGAGGCTGTGAAGCCAATTGAGCAACATCACGAACAAGAACAAGTTGATGAGCCTGAAACGCGTACAACGGAGCCTGATGAGGCTGTGGTAGAGTCTGAACGCGAAACTGAAGTTGTTATTCCTCAAGGACGATTGAGTGCAGCAAATACTGTTTCTGAAATCAAAGCTTGGTTGTCGTTCAATGGTGTTTCTTACCTTGCAACTGATACTAAGCCAGTGTTGCTTGCGAAAGTTCGAGATTACGAGTTGGAACAAGAGCGTGGTAATAGCGTTGATGAAGAATTGGATATGCCAGATGAAGAACCTGATTGGGCAGGAGACCGACAGTCAGATGCACCGGTAGAGCCTGAACAAACGGGGTTTAGTCCTGAAGCTATGTATGGTGGAGGTGTTCGGTAATGGCTGAAGAATACGACTACTATGACCCACGTGATGCATTTGTTCATATGCACGCTTCAAACTTCAAAAACTTCTTGCTTGCTGGTGAAGCTGAAGCGCTTGCGCAAATGCGTGGCGAGTATGAAATCATTCCAAACAAGACAGCATTGTTAGTTGGAAACTACTTGCACTCATACTTTGAGTCACCAGAAGCGCATCAACAATTCAAGGATGAACATCCTGAAATCATTTCGACTCGTGGTGCTTCGAAAGGTCAACTTAAGACCGAATACAAGCTTGCACAAGCAATGATTGACCGTATTGAAGCTGACGACAGCATTATGGCATTGATCAATGAAGCTCCTGATAAAGAATCTGTTATCGAAGGTTCGATTGATGGTGTTGAATGGCGTGGAAAGTTGGACGCAGTCAATTTTGAAGAAGGTTACTTCGTGGACTTTAAGACAGTTAAGTCATTAAAGGAATACCACGGGTTAATCGGTGGTGAGTGGTCTGAACATTACGGCGACTATGAGAATTTCTTTATTGGCCGTGGTTACCACATGCAAATGGCCGCATATCAAGAGATGTTGCGCCAAATGACTGGAAAGAACTTCGAAGTATATATCGTTGCGGTAAGCAAGGAAGACGATCCTATGGCTGACGTGTACCAGATTTCGCAAGATACGTTAGACGCGGGACTTGCTGAAATCAAGGCTCACCAGCCACGAATTGTACAGCTTATTAACGGTGAAGTTGAGCCGGACAATGCCAACACGTACAGTCGCTTGTACCGTACAAACTATCGAGTTGATCCAGAACACGTAGTGACGTTGTAACGGAAAACGGACGTTGACCTAATCAACCGAACGGGGTGAGAAGCCCAGAAAGGAGCAGTCATGGGAAGTTTTGACATGACCGAAGATACAGCGGTTCGATTCGCTGAACTCATTGCAGCTAAATCCAATACGAAGTTTGATAAGCAAACGTTTTTAGAGAACTTCCGTAAGGGTGCTGCATCAAAAGCTGAAGATATTCCGGAAGTAAGTGGTGCTTTAGCTGAGAAGATTGCCAAGTTCAAGCGTGGTGAAACTCGTAAGTATTACCCAATGTCATTGTTCACGTCAGAAGATATTAAGCATTTTACCTTTGAGAAATGGAATGCTAATACACCTGCTCGAAAGGCAGTTGGCGTATCGGCATTTATGGCTGGTAAGCAATTGGCTCAACAAAATAGTAACTACGTGTTCGTTGGACCAGCTGGTACGGGTAAGACAGCACTAGCGGTTGCCGTGATGAACAAAATGGCTGATGTTAAGTCGATTATGTTTGTCAATCTGGTGGCATTGCGATCAACTATGTTGGCTTCAATTGATGATGAGCGGGCTAAGCAAGATTACAACTTGATTATCCGTGGCATGAAAGAAGTGGAACTACTGGTTATGGATGACTTTGGTAAGGAGTCTGGTTCCGGTGGTGCTACTGACAAGATGACTGAAATTCTGTATTCGATTGTGAATGCACGAATTGGAAAGTCAACGATTGTAACGACTAATGACAATCTAAGCCAACTTAGGAGCAAGTACGACGAGAGTTTGACAAGTCGGCTTATTCCAAAGGATGAGCAAAAGATTGTTTTGTTTAAAGATATTGATGATTATCGGGAGGCTTAACAATGCCGATTATTAAAAAAGGTAGCGCTGATAACTTCATGATGATGCAACGTCATCCACTGCAAAGATCAGATATGACAATGCGAGCAAAAGGATTATTAGCCTACCTAATGAGCTTGCCACACGATTGGGTGATTCACCGTACAGAGTTGGTATCACACTTCAAAGATGGCAAAGACGCAGTGTTTGCAGCACTGAACGAACTAATTGCCTTGGGATACGTTGTTAGACAGCAAGGACGAGGAACAAAGGGCAAGTTTGCAGAAGTTAATTACACAGCTTCAGATGTATTGCTGAGTTTACCGCAAACGGATTTACCGGTAGCGGATAAACCGGTGACGGATTTACCGGTAACGGTGAACCCGCATCTACAAAGAAACACTATACAAAGTAACAGTAATACAAAGAAAGACAGTACAAATACTGGTGAACGTCGGACCGACGAGACAGACGATAACTATAGTAATAGCGTTGCAACAGCTGCAACGGTCATCAATCGGTCAATCACTGATAACGACTTAGACTTCGCTTTTGGACCAATTCAACGTCAGAAGCTGGTTGAGTACGTCACAGAAGATGGTATGGATGTTGATGTAATTGCTGATGCTATCAAGTTAACCAAGGATAGCAATCAGCCGTCGTTCAAATACACAGACGGTATTTTGAAGAATCGACTAGCGAAGCACTTGCTGACAATGAGTGCCGTGATTGATAACGAGAAGAAGCGTAACTACGCGTCTGATAAGTACGGTGACAAACAGAAAAAGGAGATTTGGTAATGGGTGACAAGAAGTTCCGAGTCGTTGCCAACGTGTTTGGTGATCAACGATATTGGGGAAACTATTCGTTGAAGGCTGCTGGTAGCAAGTTAACCGAGTTAACCAAGGCGTTTGAGTTGGGCGACAACGATATTTGGCTAGAACAAGCCATCTAAATTGAATGAGTGTGCCGGTATCGGCGGGTATGGGTGGGCAATAGGAGAATGAGATGGCAACAAAACGTCAATTAATGCATGTGAAAGTCGTTGAATATGAAAAGTTTATCAAGTTCGCTAATCACAATTGCGGTCGAAGTTATTTCGGAAAAGCAGACAAGAGACGTGGGCGATTGGTTGACAAAATGGTAGCAAAACAAGAGAAGTCAGGTGATTATTGGCTGTTTTCGGTTTAAAACAATCCAAATGAAAAAACGCACATTGCTGCGCGTTTAGACTACGTACGGTTACACAGACTTCCAGTGTAGGTCGAACGTTTGTAAATCAACGTCCAGAACTTGGATATCATGCTGTGATGGTTTATCAGCTTGTTCAATCAACTTACCGTTTTGCAAATTTAAGACGGCAATTTTTGCCCCTGAAGGTGCATCAAAGTTCTTCTTAGCGAGTGACATGGCTATCAATGTTGACTTAATGTTCCTTTCAGTGATCCTGGTAGTTGCATCTGGCTTCTTGTAGTAAATCTTCAAAAGGTATGGCGCCCCATCAATATAGAGTCCGATTTCAGGATTGGCATTTAAAGACAGATCATCTGAAATTTTGATGCTTGCAGAACCTGTATCAAAATGTTGCACTTTACGCTTTTTAAAAAAGCCAATCAGTTTCTTGATGTCACGCTCATAGTTGGCTTTTTTAGAATCGTCTGATACGGACAATAGGACACTGCGTATTTGTTCGATGTCTGATCCAGTTGAAAGAACTTCAAATACTTTATCGCGAAGAAGTTTCCAGTAGTCTGATGCTGGTGAGTATGATGAATCGTATTTAATCTTCTTCACTGCGTTAAGTTTTGCTTCAGTTGAAACTTTACCGGTGTAAGTTAGGTATTGGGTTAATGAGATTGATTTCAAAATAGGACCTTTCTGGATGACGGTCGGGTTAACCCGACTGGTGAAATGTAACAAGCTGTAGCAGCCAATCGGAATAGTTGCTAACGAAATGAATTATAGCCATAAACGGGAATGAAGTATAGGTATTGACAATGAATGTTCGTGAGTTGGTGTTGAACAAATTAGATAGCAAAGGTATGACGCTGTACCAGCTATCTAAGAAGAGTGGCGTGCCAACCAGCACGCTATATGCGTTGAAGAATGAGCACAAGCCATTCATGACCCTAGAAAATACGGTCAAAGTGGCGCGTGTATTAGATATTGATTTGAACGAATTGAAGGAGATTTACGGTGAAAAATGAAGAACAAGCAAATGCCGAATTAGCCAGGCTTAGTTTGGCTGGTACTTCGGTTCAGGGGTCAGACGTTGAAGCTAACAACCGAGTACAAAGCGATCGATTGTTGTTGAATACGATTGAGAGTGAGCGCGCGGAGCGCATGGAAGCTACCAGGGATATCATCAACACACTTGCCACGCTCGGTACAAATGACTTTGTCCTTTGGAAAGAGTTACGCAAGCATGAAATTGTTTTGAGCGTGGTTATCGGCGTGGAAACAGGTTTACTAATTGCAATGATGTTAATCATCTGGCAGACGTTGAATTAATGGAGGTGTGAGGACATGGGTAAGAAGACACCAAAGTACATTGTTTTGAATAAGAATGTGGGTGGCAGGTTCCATAAGCCGGTTTCCGGTGGTGATGATTTGGAACTGCTGCGAACTTATTACAGCGGAGAAGCGTATGAAATTGTTCGCACAGCGGATTTAGTAGAACGGGAGGAATGGTAATGGGATTATACGATTTTTACTTCTTCGTATTCGGATTTTTCGCAGCAACGGCATTTTGGCGTTGGGTAACTGTTCGCCGACAAACCAAGCCTTACAAGCCGATTGATACTGAAACTTTGATGACATCTGCGGTTGCTAATGCAATTTATTGGGGACGCAGCCACTTAGGAAGTGACGCCATGAAGTTGCTGCCAGCCGAAAAGATTGCAGAGCAGTGGTGGGAAAGTGGCAAGGTGAACAAATGAATGATCGATTAGTTATTCCAATGTCTGCCTTTCAGATTGCATGGCGTGAGAAGAAGCAAGCGCCGGTTAGATTATCACCTCTGACGTTGAACAAGTACGTCGATATCAGCGGTATGAACAAAGGACGCATGATTCTTAATCGGCACAAGGCAATCATTCAAGCGAAGATTCGGCCAATCGTGTTGGAAGCCATCACTAATGGTGCCGTAATCGAGTATCCTGCCAAATTTAAGTTTGAATGGTTCTTGAAGGATAGGCGGACAGACTTGGACAACATAGCGTTCATGCACAAGTTCATTTTTGACGCATTTCAGGGCGTTTCAGTACAAGGCAATAAATTTATGCCGGGTGACGGTTTGAAACACGTGGTGGGGCTGACAGACGTTTTTGCGGGTATTGATAAAGAGAATGAACGATTGGAAATTACTTGGCAGCATGTAGACGAGAAATGAGGGTTGAAGGTATGAATGACCCACGAGACACGCCTTGGTCGTCAGAAGATATCCGCAGGCTTCTTATTCTTAATGACCAGGGACTTAGAAAGCGTGACATGGTGTTTTACCTACTAAGAACAGAAAACGCCATACGCGCCAAACTGTGGCGAATTAGACGTGATGAAAAACGCAAACGTGAATTATTTGAAATGGACGGTGATGATCATGATGCGAATGACGCAAGCAGAGGCGGAGCGGTACAAGGAACTTGAAGGCGCTGATATGACGAATGTAAAGGTAGTTGGCCAACGTAAGCATGTTACTAAGCCTCGCAAGAAGTATGACGTATTGGATGCTGAATCTCAGTGCACCCTTAAGGGGCTTGATACTGAAAAAATTGCAAAGATTGTTGGCAAGAGTGAAGCGGCAGTTCGAAGTGCGTTACGAGTAATTAATAATGGCACTGCTGAGACGGTCTTTATGGGTCAATATGTTGTTCAACGTCCGAGGGAAAAGTAATGTGGAATGTTTACTGGATTAGTCCATACGGAACTAGAGAACATATCGATACTGGCATTGATTATGATGCGTTGCTTCGTAAGTATGCTGGTGAAATGTTTGAGATTACGGAGGCTTGGTGATGGATATACCAGAACGGCTGCTTCGTAAATGGTTCATTATTCTGAGCAGGAAGCCGTTGTTCACTCTTGAAGAGCGAGACGGATACAAAATCAAAATGATTGCGAAAAACATGATGACCGTCTACGGACATGATTCGAACGGCACTGAAATTGGTGAATGGTTCTTTAAAAGCGAAGTGATTGAAGATGATCCTCACCAAAATACCGAAATTATTCAAGATGAAAGGGACGAGCAAGTTCAGTTGGACTTGTTTTAGATAAGGTACTGAAGATGTTTGATTTATATCACACACCACCAACGACAAAGATTGCCAAAGCACGAATTAAGGCAAATATTGCTCAAAACACAGCTTGGTATAAGTTGGGGTTGTCAGGATTGGCTGACTTATTGCGATTTGAACACGGTCTTAATGAGCCGGATGAGGCAATGCTGAAGAAGATGGCAGCGCTTTACGGTGAACGATACGAGAATTTGGTGGAGTGATTATGAGTGGTTTGAATTACAACTTTGCAAAAGAAGTACAGTCTGCGGTAGTTAGCAATCACAAGGCAACACTTGTTGATAAGACGCACGACATTATTTGGCAACGAACAGTTCAGAAGCGTGAAGCGCATCCTGACTGGTCGGCACGGAAGTTAGCGTACGTTGTTCACACCAGCGTAGAGACGGTGCTAGAGATTGCACGGTATTACGGTTGGACGTTCAAAAAGGTTCGTGAGCCGTATGTTGTGGGATCTAAGAAAGCAAAATAAAAGCGCCAGACCGTTAAGCCCAGCGCAATGTTTTCGTAGCAGATTTCATTGTATCAGAAGAACGGGGGCGACGGAATGGCACTTTTAAGGGCAGTTAACGAACGCGCAACAGAAGATAATGTTCGAGATTTTTTTGAACGAGAATTTAAACATATCAAAGCACAAGCTCGGATGAGTTACGTTGATTTGAAGTCTCCGGTTATTACAGATATGCCGGGATCACCAAAACATGGAAATTCTATTGATGAGAAGCTTAGCAACCACACACGGGCACAGGTTTACATTGAATTGGTTAGACAAGCAATTAATGCAATGCCAGAACCAGAGAAGTTTTTCTTTAAATATCGCTATATTGACGATATGGAATGGATCGATATTTCTGAATTAATGAATATGACCCCAAGGATGGGGCAAAAGTATATTCAACGTGCGTTTCGCTATTTTGCGGATGCGTTCGTTGATACTTACGATTTCCACGTATACCGCAGTGTTGATGAGGATTGATTTAGTTCGCATATCGTTCGTATGAGCTTCGTTTTGAAGTCGCACATGGTTCGTGCTTTCCGTTGTATTATGTTAGGGTCGAAAGATTTGGAGATGTGGTCCTTCAATCAAGTAGACGCCAAGGCTAAAGTCATATGGATTAACTCCTTAATTCAAAATTGGCAGCGACAACAGTATCCAAGCTGTTCGTTATGGCACTCGTTGGGTGTCGGTTGGGTCGGTTCCGACAGTCGCTATTGCCGTTAGTTCGGCTAGTAAATGTGTGTTATATAGCATGTGTGGCGGAATAGGTAGACGCTTAGACAATAAGATGTGTTACGCCTAGGTTTGAGAATGGCTGGAATAATAAGCGAAGTCATGATGCCCCAGTGAGTGTGGCAACCCGTTTGGAAGAGAATACACATTATGTCAGGTGCAAATCCTGACCACATGCATACATATCAATAAGCATATGAATAAGCTTTCTCGAATCTAATAATCGTGCCGTGATCCCTGATATGTGGATGCACGGTTTTTATTTGCAACTTTGGAGGTTTCGATATGGGTTATGCAGCTGTTGAAAATCATTATGGGGATAATTACGTAGCCCGTGTTGATAGTGAACAAGATATTGAAGACATCGAGGCAACCTGTGAAGTGTGCTTCGATTCCGACTGGGTGATTTGTGTATACGACACCATGGAAGAAGCGCAACAACATATCAACGATTCATTATTTGATTAAATCAGTTATTAAGTAATCCTTAATAGCCGGTTTTTATTTTGGAGTAAATATCATGGGCAATCCAAGTTATAGAAGTATTGAGGCTCAAATTATTGGGTCAATCGACAAGGCCAATAAGAGTAAGCAGCAACCTAAAAAAGTAGTAAAGAAGGATAAGTCACCAAAACCAATTCGCACTCAGGTAGTTCACTATTAGTGCCGCTCGGTAGCGGTGTGAGAGGTGGTGAAGAGAGTGGCCGACAAATGGGTAGAGGCGGAGCAAGACTACCTGGCTGGTATGAAGTACAAGGATATTGCAGCCAAGTATGATGTTGCGCTAAGCACAGTTAAGAGCTGGAAACAGCGTTACGGTTGGTCGCGAAATAAGGATGCGCCACCTAAAAAAAGTACGCGTACAAAATCAAAAAGTACGCGTACAAAAAATATTGTTGAAGAAGCGATTGATGAAGTTGATGGCAGTGGATTAACCGATAAGCAGAAGGCTTTTGTCATTGAATATGTGAGAACGTTTAACGCAACTCAGTCGTATATGAATGTTTATGAAGTTGATTACAAGACAGCAAGCGCTGCAGGACCTAGATTGTTAGGAAATGTTAGGGTGAAACACGAAATCGAACGAGTGCGCAAAGCAAGACTTCAAGAGATTGGTGCCGACAAAAACGACGTACTTGCCGACTTAATGAAACAAGCATTCTCAGATATTGGTAGCTACCTTGATTTTGGTGGATATGATGAGTTTGCTATTGATTATCAAGGTGAGCCTTTGGTTGATGTAGATGGTAATCCAGTCATTAATCACCGTTCATGGGTGCAGTTGAAAGACAAATCACTGGTTGACACAAGCTTGATCAAGAAAGTTTCAATTGGTCGAGATGGTGTTGTACTCGATTTGTACGACAAGCAGAAAGCCCAAGAGCGTCTGTTAGCTGAGATAAACAAATCACAGCAAGTTGAGCTAGAAAGCGCCCGTGTACGCCGTGTAATCGCTGACGCAATCATTGCAGAAGCTAAGGCGGCAGCAATTCAAACAACTAGTGCTGAACAAGAGCGCCAAGATGAACAAATTGATCGCTTGCTTGCTGGTATCAACATAATCGCACAAGAAGAACTGAGAAAGGTGGATGAAGGCAATGGCTGATACGGTTAAGAACCCAATGCTTCTGACTAAGAAGCAAATTCAAACAATTGGCTTTCTTGCCAGGGACGATTGGAACATGATGATTAATCATGGCGGTGTCCGTGCTGGTAAGACCTTCATTGATAATCTTATGTTCTTGTATGAGATTGAGCGTGTTCGCAAGCTGGCTAATGCGCAAGGTATAGGCACACCTATGTATATCATGTCAGGTGCAACTGCCAAGACGATTGAAAACAATATCATCCAACCACTGGGTGAAGTTTTTGGCATCTATCCAACCTATGACCGCTTCAACAACCTCTATATACGTGGTGTGAAGATTGTTCTTGCATATCATGGGTCAATCAGTGGTTTGCAGTCTATTCGTGGTATGACGGCCTATGGCGCTTATATCAACGAGGCTTCATTGGCTAACCCGGAAGTGTTTTCCGAAATTCTTAAGCGTATTTCTGCTATTGATACGGCCCGCGTCTTGGTAGATACCAACCCGGATATTCCGTCGCATTGGTTGAAGACTGACTATATTGATAAGGCAATCAACTCAGATAGCTTGCGATATACGCCAGCCGAAAAAAAGCGCAGCCACATAATTCAGAATCAGTTCATTTTGGACGATAACACGTCACTAAGTAAGAAGTCCCGCGAAAACATCAAGGCACTGACACCTAGTGGAATGCTATACGATCGTGCAATCTATGGGCGATGGGTTTCTGGTGAAGGTGCCGTGTATGCCGACTTTGACGAAGAGAAGCACTTTATCAACAAAGAAGACCTACCAGAAATGGACCGCTATATTGCCGGTGTCGACTGGGGATATGAACACACTGGTGTTATTCAAGTGTGGGGTGTTAAGGGTGAAGATTATTACCTAATCGAAGAGCGTGCAAAGCGACACGCTGAAATTGATCACTGGGTTGAAGTTGCTAAGGATGTCGTTGACCGATACGGTGATATTCCATTTTGGGCTGATTCCGCACGACCTGAACACGTTGCGCGTTTTGCTAACGAAGATATTGATGTTCGCAATGCTGATAAGCGCATCCTTAAGGGTATTGAAGACGTAGCCAAGCTAATCAAGGCAGATAAGCTTCATGTTGTACGTGAGGATGCGCCTGAGTTCGAAACGGAAATTTTCGCCTATGTGTGGGATGAGAAGAAAGGCGTGCCAGTTAAGGGTAACGACCACGCAATGGATACAATGCGATACGTCATTCACAATGACAAGTCGACAGACAACCAAATCGTCGTAATGGAGGGTATTTTCTAATGGCGTTTAGATTCAATAGCGACAGATTATCGTCTGATGATAATAATGTCTTCTACTTCGACCAGGGCGTCGGGGATGAAATGCTGGCTCCTGATGAATTGAGCCAACTATTAAGCAAGCACAACCGTGCAATGCATAACTGGTTCAACAAGCTTATGAAGTATTACTTGGGTAAGCATTCAATATTAGAGAAGATGTCTAAAGCACCCGGTAAGCCTGATAATCGCTTGATTGTTAATTTCGCCAAGGAATTGGTTGATACAGAAGTCGGATACTTTGCTGGTACACCGGTTAAGTTCGATTACGACGACAACGGCAAGCCCAATGATGAGCTTGATCAAGCAATCAACAAGTTTGTTGATATTAATGATTTGACTGACATTGTTGCTGAATTGGCAAAGCAAGTTGATATCTTCGGCCGTTCGTACGTTCTTGTTTACCAAAACGAGGAGAAAGAGACGCGTGTCGCACCGGTTGACCCACGCAACGGTTTTATCGTATATGACAGCTCAATTGAGAGGCGTCCGGTGTTTGGTATCTACTACACACAAAAGCAACGTAATGGTGAGCTATCAGGTACGTTGTACACTAAGACGGCTACATATTCATTCACTGGTACGCCTGGCGCTGAAATGACCATTGCTGAAGAAGTGGTGGATAACCAATTCATGAATGTGCCAATGGTTGAGTTCTACGCATCAACAGAGCGTCAGGGACTATTTGAGCAGGTGATTAGCTTGATTGATGCGGTTGAAGTTGCGTTGAGTAACAAGGGAAATGACATTGATTATTTCTCAAACACCATCATGAAGGTTATTAATGCCAAACTTAAGCCTGACATCATCAAAGATATGATTGATAAGCGCGTCATTAACGTTGCGTCAGTAGATACTGAACGTGATGTGACGATTGACTTTATGAACAAGCCAGACGCTGATGGTATTCAAGAGAACTTCTTGGACCGCGTTATCGACATGATTTACAACAAGTCAAACGTCGCCAACTTCAATGATGATGTGTTTGGTAATGCGTCAGGTACTTCGCTTGAATTTAAGCTGCAGTCAATGAGTACGGCAGCAAACATGAAGGAGCGCAAGTTCAAAATGTCGTTGCGCCAAATGTGGCGCTTGGCATTCACGATTGGGGCAACATTGCCGCTTGATACTGGTGATAAGGACTATGCAAACAACGTCAAAATGACGTTCAAACGAACTGTGCCACACAACGTGCAAGACGAAGCCAACACAGCCAAGGTAATGCTTGACGCTGGTGTTGACCGTAAGACCGCGTTGTCAGAGATTTCAACGATTGAAGACCCAGATGCAGTTATCAAGGCCAAGGAACAAGAGCAAAAGGACGCTGCTAAGAGCATGATGGGCTCACTCAGTGATGAGACGGATGCCGATTTTGATAAGCAAGAGGCTAAGTAATGCAACTATCACAGGAAAAGCAACACATGCTTGCCACAATGAAGCATGACTACGACATCAACGTGAAGCTTGATAAGAAAGCTGATCAACATACTGACAAGATGAGCGCCGAATTGAGCGCTTTTTTTGTTGCACATAGTGTTGATGACCACATTGACAGCGGAATACTAACCAAGGCGCCAAATGCTGCTGATATTAGCCGTTTGAAGAAGTTAGCCGAACAATTACCCAGAACGTCTGAAATTAACGCTAAGAAGCGCAAAATGGCGTTTCTGACTATGGGTGTTTCGGATATGGAAATGTATGTTCAGTCAATGCTGGGTTTGCTGATGTTGCCGTTCGCAATTGATTCATACAAGTTGTTTGAGTCGGCGCTTAACGACGAGTTCAAGGACGAGTACCAGCGACAAGCAAAGGACACGGGCATTAAATCCACGTTGCCTGATAGTAAAGTTCAGGAATTGTCCCACGCTCCTTTCGACAAGAAAACGCCCTCACAAGCCTATTGGACGTCGTTTGATAAGACCCTTGCTAGTTTATCGATTGAGATTAGCAAAGCTATCCAGCAAGGAGTGAGCGCTAAGCAATGGGCGATTATTACTGGAGGAATGTAGTATGGCTGACAATGATTACGAAAACTACAGTGATGATGATTACCTGGCTGAGTTGAAAGACTATGTTGACGCGGCTAAGAAAGAGAAAGAGCAAGACGAAGCAGAGCGACGTAAGCAACTAGCCGAAATGGTTGGTGGTTATATGGGCTTGTGGTGGTATTTACGCTCATTCAGTGCTTCTGCTGCTCGTAATATCCGAACGTATGCAGCAATTGCTGACCGTGAAGCTAAGGTAGCTGCTTGGAAGTCTGCAGATGACCGCGAAAGAGAGTTATCGCAATATCGTGATTTGCCGGGTAGCAAGGACCAGCAAGTGATGATTATCAATGAATTTGGCGCGTGCCAATATTGCTTGCCGTATGTTGGCAAGACGTATTCGCTTGGGGATGCACAGACGTTGGTTCCATTCCATCCAAACTGCCGTTGCACATTGGTTCGTGTGGAAGATGATTCTAAACCAGACCTTTCTTTTTTTGGTGGCATACTGGCTGGAACTCAAATCGGCAATGATGATAATTCTGATGATGATTATGAAAACATTGATCAAGAGCCAGAAGAACCAATAGAAATTAAATCGTTGAAAGATGTCCCTGAAGAGTGGTTTGCGCTTCGAGGAATTAAGGCAGTTGACGGTACAGTCATTAAGCAAGTTAATTTTCATGCTATTCAACGGGCGTATGAGCGTGATATTACAGTAGAAGATTTCAAAAAGACACTAGTGTCAGACAACACCTTAATCACGGAAGCGCCCGGTGATGATGTGTTTTGGTATAATGGTGACAACGACGTGCTTCTGGTTGTAAATAAAAAAGAAGGGAAAATTATTACGGTGTATCATGTTGACGAAGTCGAATAAAATAGTTCAGTTTGAACTGCCTAACAATGATGTAGATTTCATTAAAAATAGTGCCTCTGAGTATTTGCTAAAAGCCACTAAAATTGAACGCGGTAATGATGTTACCCGGTTTGAATTTAGGGCTAATGATTATTTAGAACTAAAGAAGTTTTTGTCTATTGCTGGGTACAAGCAAGCTGACGGTAGTTGGGATTACGATAACCCTGATTGGGATATTGTTAATCGATATGAAGATTTGATTGATGATTTGTACAATCAAGTCATGAAGAATAAATAATTGTTAATAAGCGCTTAGCTAGAAATGGCTGGGCGCTTTTATTGTGCCCAAAACGTGCTGATTGGCCCTAAAAGCTGCAAGGAAATGATAGTCGATGGACTGTAAACGGAGGTATGTAACATGGCTGATGAACCTATTGGCGCACAAGGCGCTAACGGAAACGAAAACAGCAACGGCGTTCAAGAGGGCGGTGTGCAATTCACACCAGAACAACAAGCGCACATTAATGCATTGCTAACTGAAAGAGTATCGCGCGCTAACAAGACCAATGAAGCAAAGTTCGCTAAGGACCTTGCTGATGCTCGTGCTAAGTGGGAAGCAGACCAAGAGGAAGCCGCAAAGGTAGCCAAAATGTCTGACGACCAACGCAAGGAGCACGAAGCTCAAAAGGCAAGTGAAGAATTGTTAGCAGCTCAAAAGCGCGCTGATGATTTGCAAGCCCAACTTAATCACACAAACATGGTGTCTGAAGCAAGTAAGATGCTTGCTGATAAGGGCATGGTTGCTGATGAGGATACTTTGGCGTTCGTTGTACGTGACACGGCTGATGAAACGACTGCGGCAGTGGCAGCATTCGCCAAGTTGGTGGATGAAAAGGTTGAAGCAAAGCGCCAAGAGTCATTGCGTGGCACTACGCCACGTAATCCAGGCGCTTCTACTTCAATTGGTAAGTCTCGTGGACAATTGGCAGCTGAGCGCGCTAATAGCACATCATCAAACCATGTTGCTGACAGCTTCTTTGGCATTAAATAATTAGGAGGATGTACGAATGAAGTACACGACGACAAAGGTTGATCAACTAAATTGGTTGGCCTCATCACGTTTCCAAGCATTCACTGAAGCGGCTGACGCTGAATATGAGTCAGGAGCCGTATTCATGAAGAATGGTGCAGTTGCCGGGTTGGTAGTTAATCATGTTGTTGGTTCGACTGATGACCCAATGCCCGCATCCGTAATGGTTGGGGGATATGTTTTGCCTGAACGTCTACCGGTAGCGTTGACTGACGCTCAAAAGACGGCGTTGAAGGCAATCGGTATTAAGTTCCGCGGTGAAGCTCCAGCACCATCTACTGCGGGTGGTTCAGGAACCACTACTAACCCAGCGCCATCTACTGCGGGTGGTTCAGGAACCACTACTAACTAAGAAGGAGAATTAAAAAATGGCAACAGATATTTTGGATTTGTTCCCACACCAAGACGTGTTGGACTACACCAAGACGGTTCAAACACCAAACCTATTGGGTGCTGAATTGTTCCCAGCACGTAAGGTGCAATCAAACGACATCAAGGTATTGACGTCAGGTACTACTGTGCCAGTTATCGCTCATGTTCACGCTTTCGATACGGAAGCTGAAATTAGTGACCGTACTGCACAAGTATCAGAGACTGAACCATTCTTCATCAAGAAGAAGATGATTCTTAAGGAAGATGATTTGGTTAAGTTGCGTACGCCACGTACGCCGGAAGAGCAAAGCTACATCATGAACACTGTTTATGATGATTTGGGTAACACTGTTCGTTCAATTGATGCCGCAACTGAATTGATGCGTATGCAAGCGTTGTTCGCTGGTGTAATTACAGTTAAGGACCAAAACGGCGGTTCTTATAAGGTGGATTACGGTATCGACAAGTCTCAGAAGGGAACGGCAGATTTCGCAGACGATAGTAAGGATCCAATCGAGCAAATTTTGGAATGGTCTCAATCAGTTTCAGTTACCCCAACACGCGCAATCATGTCTCAAAAGGCATTGTACGCGTTGCGAAAGAACAAGAACGTTGTTGCCAACATCTTTGGTTCTAACAATGGTCGCACGGTTATGCAATCAGACTTGGACGCCTTTATGCAAAATAATGGGTTGCCAATTTTGCGCGCTTACACTGGCAAGTATGCTGATGTAGACACCAAGGGTAAGAAGACGGTAAAGAACTACGTTGACGACAATCAATTTGCAATGTTTGCGGATGGTATTGTTGGTGAGACTGTTTACGGTTTGACACCTGAAGAAGCTCGTGCAGTTGCAGCGGGTGATGTTGAATCATCACAAATCGGTAACATGTTTGCTGACCGCTACGAAGAGACGCACGACCCTATCCGTTCTGTTATCAAGGTTTCAACAATGGTTGTTCCTACGTTGGCACAAGCAGACAACATCTTCCAAGCAACTGTTTTGTAAGGGGGTGACTTAAATGGATATTGTCACTGATAAGAATACTGTTACCGAAATTAAGTCCTGGCTTGATTCACACGGTATTGAGTATCCATCAAACGCACAAAAGGCTGACTTGTTGAAGTTGGTTCCTGGTGAGCCACAAGAAGATATTGATCAAGCTGAAAGCGAGGCGACGATTGTCGGACAAAGTGAGGCTACATCTTCTGTAGCTGATTCAGCTTCAGATTCGTCATCAATGGCTTCATCAAGTGCAGTTGTTGACGTACAACCTGCTCAACCAGACTCATCATCATCAGCTGTTCAACCAGAAGCGCCGGTAGAGAGTGCGCCAGTTGACCCGCAACCGGTCACGCCAGAAGTACCAGTTACGCCGACTGAACCGGAGGTACCAGCTGCTTCAGAAGACTGGGCAAGTATCTTCATGCCTAAGCTAGTAGAGAGTGCGCCGGTTCCTGAAACACGCCCAGAGAACACATACACGGTACAAGACGGCGACACGCTGGCATCTATTGCTAATAGCTTTCACATGAGCGTTGGCAACTTGAAGCGACTCAACGGTCTTATGTCTAACGTGTTGTTTATTGGACGAGTATTGAAGATTAAGTAGGTGCTGATATGGCAGACGTAGCAAAAGTAGTTACAAGAATTAAGATGTTAGCGCCACAATTAGCGTCTGTTCCATCTAACACGCTAGAGGTATTGGCAGAGGATGCGATTACGGTCGCAACGCAGGACGGATTCAAGGACCCAAAGCTAGAAATGGCTGCCGGTTACTTGGGCGCTCACTATGCAAGCGTTGTGAACAATCAGAACAGCAACGTTAAGAAGCAAACTTTGTCTGTAATGTCTATCGAATACAAGGATACTGGCGGAATGAGCGATTATTTGCGCCAATATCAAGACTTGTTGGACAGCTTGCAAGGTGGAGCTAATGTTGCTGTATTCATCTAGGTGATCATCATGGAAATAACATTTGACACGTCTGTCGAATCTAATTTCGATTTAGATGAAATGATTGCACGATTAGAAGCCGTTGACGGGCGAGAAGCTGAAGCGGGTATATTTGGTGGCTTCGCTGCTAAAAAAGCAATGTGGAATGAATACGGGACAAGTCGGGGTATTCCAGCCCGCCCATTCCTACGTAATACTCAATATGAGAATGAACGTAAGTGGGCGAATGATGTCGGTGGTGACGTTCTGAAGGTATTTACTGGAAATCTCTCAACAACCGCCTTGATGTCACAACTCGGCAGCAAAATGGCTGATGATATTCAAAAGACTATTCGTGCCGGTAATTTCGCACCGCTTGCACCAGCTACGGTGTCACGTAAGGGTTCTAGTCAGCCGTTGATTGATACCGGAGATATGATCGGCGCAGTCACACACAAGGAGAGTTAGTAATATGGCTTTTTATCTTGATATGAGCTCGCTTATTCAAATGTTTGGAACGAATTTAACAGTGCACCCACAAGCAACTGGTGAGTGGGTAGACGGTCAGTGGGAAGCAACTGATAGTGACGCTGTCGAATTGTACGAACCATTTCTGACGTTCTCAATTACAAGTTCTATTCTTGCTGGTCAGCTAATTAGTACCGAACAGGGTGATGATGCTGAAGGAACGGTGGCATGGTTTTCGAAGCATGACTTTCCTGAAGGAACGTTAGTAGAACACAATGATGTGAGGTATCGAGTGACAGGTAAGCAGTCATACAAGGACTACTCAAATGTCATCCAATACGAATTGAAGACTGAGGAGGCGTTGAATGGCAATACAGACGTATGATTATTCGGTGTTGTACAAGGTATTCAGCACAATTATTAAGGACACGCAGGGACTGACCATGATTGAACTAGGCGGTTCTGGAGAAATTCCGGCAGCGCCTTTTGTTGTATTCGACATTATTAGTCCTCGTATCGATATCTATGAACACTACGACGTTACTGAACGTGTTCCCTTTGAAGCGGTGGTTAGTTTTACTCACTACGCTTTGAAAAAATTAGAAGCTCTCAATTTGTCGGAAAACTTACGTAATCAGTTTGTGACTGATGCATCATTAACTCAGTTACGACAAGCTGATATCGTGATTGCGGAAGTTATGCCGACAAATATTCGTTCAATTCAAAATTCGACGGCTGACAAGTTCATGGTCGGCTTTGATATGCGCTTGCGGTTGCGGGATCCATTCGTTGATGAACAGATACCACAAATCGCCAGCGTTGATGTACAAGAAAAATAGGAGAAATAAGTAATGGCGAATGATTTGCTAGACGTACACGTTATTTTGGACGTGGCGTCACCAGCACAACCAGTAAATCTTGGTAACTTGGCCATCTTTATCGTACAAAATGGTACGAATGAAGTGATTGCTGATACGACTGTATCAACGTTCCAAGAGATTACTGATCGTGGTTTAACTTTGGGAGCCGAAGCAACGCAAATTGCTAAAGGGTTCTTTGCACAAGAAGCACACGGACAAACATTGTTCATCTATGGTGTGCCTAAATCAACTGATGGTGCAACAACTACTAAGAAGCTTGAAACGGCTCTGGGTGATGGTTGGGAGTTCGGTGCTATTGTGCCTTCAACGCAAAATGACATTGTTGCAATGTCTAACGCGATTGAAGCATATGGTCGTAAGTTCCTGGTTGTATCAGGAACTGGTTTCGACGGTGCACCAGCTGATGCAATTACCGCATTGGAAGCTGTTAAGAATGCGCCGTTCTACGGTAATGCCCGCACATTTATGATTGGCGGTGTTGACGCTGAACAAAGCTACAATATCGGAGCCTTCGTCGGGGCGGTTGGTAACAAGACGCCGGGTTCAGCAACTTGGAAGTTTAAGTCATTGACTGGTTCAACGGCAATTAAGGCTAATGGTTCTGTAGTTTCTATTGCCACTAAGAACAACGTCAACTTGTATGTTGTTAAGGCAGGTAAGGACCAAACATCAGAAGGTTTGACGCTGGGCGGAGATTATATCGACGCATTGCTTGGTGATGATTGGGTTCGAGCAACCTTGGAAACGAATATTCAAAACTTGTTGCAATCAGTGGATAAGTTGTCATACGACATGACTGGTATCGCTCAACTTGAAGCTGCAGTTACAACGGTACTTCGTCAAGCAACTGACAATGGCATTATCTTGGTTAACCCTGAGACTGGTGCCGGTCAATTCACGGTTACGACTCAAACTCGTGGCCAACAATCTGCAGCGGACGTTGCATCTCGTAAGTACAATGGATTGTCATTCACATACACGCGTGCTGGGGCTATCCATGATGTGACGATCCACGGAACTATTGGCAATATTTAAGGGGTGAAATAAATGGCTGAAGACATCAAGGCTTATGACGCCAAGTCGGTCACACTGACTGTTGACGGTACCGTCATTCAAGGCTTTCAAGATGGTGATATGGTTTCATACACCAACAAGGAAGATATGATTCTGACTGAAGTGGACGCACAAGGGTTCCCTTCATTTGCGATCAACAACTCACGATTGGGTCAAATTACGATTAACTTGTCAGGTAATTCTGCTTCTCACAAGTATTTGAATAGCTTGGCAAATTCTCACAAGCAATTCCCAGTCGTAATCTTGTCAGATACTGAAAAGATTTCTGCTACGCGTGCGTTTATCGCGAAGCCAGCTGACGGTGCTTATGGTAAACAAACGCCTAAGCGCACTTACACAATCGAAACATTGGATATGGCTATTGAAGTTCGATAAGTAATCGAATTTTGATAGCTTTTTTGATGGCACAGGTTCGACTCCTGTGTCATTACTAGTGGCAATTGGCCACAAATTACTAAGGGCCGGTGCCCGTCTATATTTGGAGGATATTAACATGTCAGAAGAAGTAAAGAGCCAACAAGTTGAAGCAAAGCCAGAGAATAAGTTTGGTAAGCAAAAGACGGTGGTAATCACGGACAAGAACGGTAAGGACTGGACGTACAAGTTGCAATACCCAGGAATGCGTGCAGCGATGGAAATCTTGGACAACTCACGCATGCCTAATGGTTTGATTGCACGTTCTGTATTTGCTGACCAATTGTTGGAGCAAGTCGTTGTTGAACCAGCTGGTTTGGATGTTGATTCATTCGACGAGCGCCCAGGACTATCACAATTGATTGACGAGGCAGACTTGTTTCTTGGTGAGTTTGACGACTAATCACTATCCAAGTGAATACTTTACTAACAAGGATGTTGAAGATAATTGGATATATGAATGGCCGGTAATTGCAGGTGTTGCATCACGAGAAGAAGTTGATCATGCAACTTTAAAAGAGCTGCAATACCTAAATGCGCTGGCTGATAAGAAACAAGCTTATGTGAGCGGTCCTTTTGGTTTGGGTGGTGAAGAGTAATGGGTGAATATTCAACAACAATCAAGACGGAGATGAACGTCTCTGGTATTGATGACTTGAAGAAAGCCAGTGCTGCCATACGAGAGCTGAAAGAAGCTGCTCAAGGTTTGTCTGGCTTTTCTGGCAAGGTGTCTGGTAACTCATTCAACGGTTATTCAGATGGTGCTAAGCGTGCAACTGATTCATTAGAGAAGCTGCGCGCTATGAGTGAAAAAACAGAAGCGGCAATGAAGACGTCGACTTCTAGCGGTAGTCAATTTAAGGGACAGATTGATGACATTAATCGGGCAACCGAGTCATACAAGAAACTTGAATCGGCTGCCAAAAGCGCAGCCAATGCGCAAAAACAGTCTGCTTCGAGTGGTGCACAAGCTGCACAGAAACAAGCTGCTGAAATGAGTAAAACCGGTCAAAAGCTGAAAGACTCATTCAAAGAAGCAACTGCCATGTTCTCAGTCGGTATGTTGGGCGCAACTGCCGTTATGGGGCTTGCTGACGGTGTTAAAAGCATGGTCAACACTGGTTGGGAAACGTTGAAAGAGCGTCAATCAGGACAGGCTATGTGGGCGACTTCTATTCAGGACGCACACAAGAATGTGAAGGGTGCTGAACTGACCGCGCAGGCTAAGTGTGCAAGTGATGCCACAATGCGAACAGCAATTCTCGCTGGTAATGACTACACAGAGGCTAATGGTTTCGCAAAGCAAATCTATTCTTCAGATGCCGGTGAGTATTCTGGAAGTGTTGGCAAGACGCAAAAGTTGTTGAAGGGTGTGTTCAACATCCAAGACGCCAATGCGCTTAACCAACGTGAAATGGAAATGCTTAAGACGGCTATCGGTAATACCGGTGATATGGGTAAAATGAACGGGGCAATTGCCAAGTCATTGAACCTAGTTGACGGTAAGATTACCCGTGCTATTCGTAAGGAGTATAAGCGCGAAACTGGTCATGAACTTGGTTTGAACAAAACCGGGACTGGCTATGATTGGGGCGCTGTATCTGCGCAAACCGCATACCGTGGAATTGATCGATATGGTAATTCTGGTGGTATCTCTAAGGCGTCAGAACGCTTCAATTCAACGCTACCTGGTGTCTTGCGTTCTGGTAAAGCTGCTGGTGGCTACATGCTGTCTGAAATCATGCAAGGTTTCTCTGACGGTATTGCTAAGGGTGGCGCGTTTAAGAATATTCTTGGAAAACTTTCGGGTAGTTTCACGGATATTGATAAGCTGAAGTCTAATTCAAAGCGCATAACGGATTCGCTGGTTGGCGTAGCTAATGGAATTGGTGAAGGCGCCAGAATTATTGCGCCTTACGTCAAAACGTTTAGCGGCGGTGCTTGGGGCGGTGTCAAAGATACCTTTGCGGTAATCAAAAAGGGGATTGATGGCATTAAGAGCGTTGGGTCAAGCATTGGAAAAATGCTTCCTGAAGGTTCGCAGAAGAAACTTTCTGATGTGATCAGCACAGTTGGTCGCTTTGTAGGTGTTGCGCTAACAGCGGGTGCTGCGTTTAAGGTGCTCAAAGGTGGCGCAGGGCTGATTGGTGATAGTATCAAGGGCCTTTCTAGCATAATTCCTGGATTATCAAAGGCACGCAGTTCTAGCGATAGCGTATTTAGCAAAGCTACGAGCGTGTTTAGCAGTGCTGTTGGTCGGTTTACTGGTACCAGTGGAATGAATGGTGCTGGTGGCGTAGGCGGTGCCTCAGCAAACGGTGCTGGACAATTTAATACACGTTCAGAACGCTTGGCAGCTCAAGCTGAAGCAAAAGCGGCTGGCGGGCTGTTTTCTCGCTTGAGCGCAAAGGGCGCATCACTACAAGGATTGACCGCAGCTGGTGAGGCCGGACGATTAGCTCGTAATACAGGTTTCTTTAAGTCAACAGCTGGAAAGTTGCTATCTGGTATCGGTTCAGCTGGAACCGCAGTACAGGCTACGAAGTTTGGCGGAGCACTAGCTACAGCAACCAAAGGACTTTCATCAGTTGGTAAGTTCTTAGGCAAGGGTATGCCTTTGATGAACGGTTTGTTTGCTGGCGTTGATGTTATGGCAACAATGGCAAGCACAAAGACCGGATCGTTAGCCCGTCACAAGGGTGTTGGTCAAGGTGTTGGAACTGGTGTCGGTGCAACTGTTGGTGGAGCATTGGGTTCATTCTTAGGCCCTCTTGGTACGATTGGTGGTTCAATGGCTGGTGGCTGGCTTGGTGGTAAGGCTGGATCATGGATTGGTTCTATGTTCGGTGGAACTAAGGAGCCGGAGTCAAAGGCAACCAAAGCCCAAAAGAAGGCTAGTGCGATTGCTAAAGCTCAAGCAGCTGCCCAAGCTACGAAGGAGAAGCAAGATTTTGCTTCAAATATGCAGCAATACGGCTATGACAAGATGAATGCCAATGAGTTGTACTCACAAATCTCTAAGGGCAGCAAGTCGAAGTCCAAGTCAAAGCAACTTTCAGCAATGCGAATGCAAGAAGCAATCGAAAACGGTGACGCCGACGGTATTCGCAAGTATCAAGCTCAACTTAATAAGCAAAATGGCATTAAGAAGGGTGACGAAGACGCAACTGGCCGTGAAACTAAGAAGTTAAACGACAAGCGTTGGAAGGATGCACGCAGGAAAAACGTCAAGCTGGACAAGGATAATTGGCGAAATCAAAACGTTTCGAAGACTAAGAAGTCAAGCGGTAAGAGCAAGGCTCAAAAGGACATGGACGCCGATTACAAGGCAGCCCAAAAGCACCAGCGCCAAATGGCTAAGGTTGCTGCACAGACTGAAAAGGCTTCAAAGAAGTCAAACAGTGCTAAAAAGAAGTCTTCCAACGGTTCAAAGGCTTCAAGCAGGGCTGCTAAGAAGTCTACAAATGACTTGAAGAAACAATCAAAGGCATTCAATAAGGCATTGGACGGTGTTGGTAAGAATTCTAAGGCGGACAAGAATGCCAAGAAGTCACTTGATAAAGTGAATTCGACGGCGAAGTCGGGCATGAATAAGGCCAACAAGACAGTCAAGTCCGGCTCAAAGAAGATTCAGAACTCGGGTAAGAATGCTTTCAAGTTCAAGACGAGTAAGTCAGGTTTCAACAAATTGAATTCTGATGCCAAGTCTGGAACTAACAAGGTCAACAAGACCATCAAGTCCGGTTCTAAGAAAATCCAGAACTCTGGCAAGAATATGTTCAAGTTTAAGAGTTCTACGTCAGGCTTTAACAAGCTTAACTCACAAGCAAAGTCTGGCATGAACAAGGTAAATTCAACCGTGAAGTCTGGATCTAGAAAGATTCAAAATTCAGGAAAGAATGCCTTTAAGTTCAAGGGTGCTGAGTCAGGATTTAATTCTCTGAATTCACAAGCCAAGTCTGGAATGAACCGTGTAAACAGCACGATTAAGTCAGGTGCAAGCAAGTGGAGTTCAACGATTAAGTCAGGTATCTCAAAGGCCGCTTCTTCATTCTCTAGTCAAATGAGCAAGATGGTATCAACGGCGTCTTCAAAGGCGTCAGCTATTTCATCATCATTGGCTAAGATTGGTACGGCTGCTGCTTCTGCTGCTTCAAAGGTCAAAACGCTTCAATCGGCAATTAATTCTTTGAAGTCTAAGACTGTTACCATTACAGCTAACGTCAAGGGGAAGGGTGCTAACAAGCTGGCAACTGGTACTCCAGGGGCTAAGCGTGCGTTCTCACAAGCCTTTGTCCCACATTATGCAAATGGAACTACTGCCGGCGGACACCGTGGTGGTATGGCGCTTGTTAATGACGCTGGCGGTTCAAACTGGCGCGAAGCGTTCATGTTGCCAAACGGTTTGATGGGCTTATTCCCAAACCAACGCAATTTGAACACGGTTTTGCCAGCTGGTACGCAAGTCCTAGACGGTAATTCGACTAAGAAGCTGTTCCCACGATATGCCAATGGTACTGATGGTGCGAAGGATGCGTTTGCACCACAAAAGAGCAGTGGCAACCCAACTATTCAAATTAACGTTACCATTCAAGGCAACGCGAGTGCTGCTGACGCTAACGCGATTGCCAATACAATTGGTGAAAAGATGATCGCGATTATGCCACAAGCGACGATTTAAGGAGGTGCTTAGATGGCTAAATTCAATGACAGTAATGGTCATTCTGTTGACGTGTTTTCATTAACAGAGCATGAAGACGTGAATATTGATGTCGCAACACATCCGGTCGAAGATGGTTCGCCGATTACTGACCATTCACAGATGCAGAGCAAGAACTTCAGGTTCAGTGGGTGGATAACTGGTAATAATCAGTCAGACATTGATGCGAAGTATCAACAGTTGCTTGATTGGTCGCAGAACGGTACGTTGCTCAGCTATTCTGGTGCTATTCGGCATAACAGTATGCTGATGAGTAATCTGACCAAAGACTACGAAGATGGTGGATATCAGAACGCTATCAAGTTTTCTGTGGACTTGACTTGGGTCAGAACGGTTAAGGTTACCTGGAATAAGAATGTTAATGCCGGTAAGAAGCAAGCAACGCCACCGCCTGGTGTGTACGTTACGGTTGTTGCTGGTAATACTTATTGGGGCTGGTGGGTTCAATATGGTACGTCTATTGATCAGCTAAGAGCTTGGAATGGTTGGCCCGACCGTTTCATCCCAATTGGAGCAAGGGCAAGGGTGAAGTAATGGCATTACGAGCATATATTGACGTAAACGTTGCACAGCTGCCTGAGATTTTTGAAATCGAATTAGGTGGTGTCAACGTCTATCTACAATTTAATTACAATGATTATGGTGAATTCTACACAGTCGATTTGTATGACAATTCAATGGTGCCAATTGTTTTGGGTGAGAAGCTAGTCTATGGGCGTCGCTTGTGGGCTGACTACACAAACCCAGCAATACCGGCAGTCGATATCATGCCGTTTGATGAATCACAGAAAGAAACAGCGGTCTCTCCGGATAATTTCGGAAAGACCGTTTTTCTGTATCTGATGACTTTGAAAGATGATGGGGAGTTGATGTAATGGCAGATGCAGTACAGTTCAATTTTGAAATTCAATTGAGCATCTGGACTGACTCCGGACAACTCATATACCATCACCGAAAATCAAACGACAGCATGGACATTGAATTTACTATTCCATTTGATAACACCAATGACCAGAGCGTCGGTGAAATCGTCATTTGGAATATGTCACAAATTAGCTTTAATCGTGTTCACGAAGGTGACCGTGTACAAGTGATTGCCGGTTATAGCGGTGATACCGGTATTTTGTTTGATGGATTTATCTATAAAACGACGGTGCCAACGCTTGAAGGTGGTGACCATAAGTACACATTACGAGTCGTAGAAGGAACTGATTATCGCAAGCTACCGGATGTATCATTGACGTTTGGTGAAGGAACGGCAGCTTCAACAATAATTGACAAGATTGTCAGTGTTTCTGGTATTAATCTGAACAATGTTTCAATGCGTGAGGATCATATCTATTCAGAAGGATTTACCGTCGACGGCTCACCGTTAGACGCACTAGCAGAAGTTGCTGGTGACACGCATTCTGCGTTGTTCTACAGGCGCGGTCAATTGACATTGCGTTACATGTACGACGACAACAACACCGGTACTGCTGAGTTAAATAATGGTTCTGGTTTGATTTCGTCACCAATAATGGAGCGACGAGATGAAGACTGGGTTAAGGATGAAGATGATGACGGCATGGGTCGCTACCAATATTCGGCGGAGAGTCTGTTAAATTATCGAATTACTACTGGTGAGTATGTCCACATTCAAAGTATGTTCGTTAACATTACGGGAACTGTGATTAGTGGCGAACATGCATTTGACGGAACCAGTCCGACTACATCAATTGAAATTGGGGTGAAGTAATGGCTAAAAAAGCTAAGAAAAACAACAATGACGTGGAGTTCTTCACGCATATTTTGCCTGACAATATTTCTGCTAACATCAACGTGGCTCAGTTGGGGCGCGTTGACCGTATATATGCTGACGGCAAAAAGGCTCAAGTCCAGCCATTAGCTATGAAGAGTGACGGAAACAGCCGCGCGCCACTTGTTGGTGTGCATATTGGGCGAATGTTGCGTGATGAAGTCCATATTGGTGACGTGGTCGTGATTCTGTTCTTTGACAGATCAATTGCCGCTTTCAACGGCAGCAATGATGAGTTTCCGTTGTCAAATACTAGAATGCACAGTCTTAATGATGCATTCATTATCGAGGTGTACTAATGCGAGATATTTTATTAGCTGATGATGGCGATATCGACTTCGCACACGCAATTGACGCGGATCAAGAAGTTATGCAATCAATCAGGATTATTTTGGAAACAAGCTTGGGCTCATTCATTGGTGATGCTGAAATGGGGCTGGATACCAGTGACTTGATTGGTAAGCAATACAATGAGCGTTATGCCGTAACGGCTATTCGTGATGCTTTGACACAAGAGCCACGAATTTATGCAGTGAATGATGTAGCAATTGCAGCTGATTTATCAGCGCGAGTTGCAAACATCAAACTTGATTTAGTTATTGATGGTGAACAAAAAACTACGGAGGTGATTTTAGATGTTGGATAATAATGGCTTCACACGCCCACAATACGAAACAATCGTTGTTGATTTGACTGCCAAGTGGCAAGAGCTGTTTGGTTCTGATTCCGACACATCTGCGCACTCCGTCGCTGGTGTTTTAATCCGTCTGATGGCGTTCTTTTTGGACTTGATTTATAAGCTTGCTGAAAAGGTCTATAACAGTCAGTATTTGAGCACAGCAACCGGTGTTTCGTTGGATAAGATCGCTTCTAACTTTGGCTTGTATCGTAATCCAGCCGAGCAAGCAATTGTTGACTTGTCGTTTACTGGTACGCCTGGTTTTGTCATTCTGGCTGGAAAAATGTTCAAAACGACTGACGGAAAAATCTACCAGTTAGGTTCTGATGTACTGTTATCTGCGTCAGGAACAGGGGCTGGAACGGCGTATGCAATGGAAACCGGGGCGCAATACAACGTACCGGCCAATGCAATCACTTCTCAGGTTGAACCAACGTCTGATATTTTCACTGTTACCAACCCACAAGCCGTGGAAAATGGTGCAAATATCGAAACGGATGCTGAACTGGCGCATCGTGTTCGATTGGCCAATGATACCAAGCCATCTAGCCCAGTCAATGGTGTAATTTCCGCCGTTATGGAAGTTCCAGGGGTTAAGAGTGTTCAAGTTGTTACGAATAATACAATGGCAGTCGATTCATACGGCAACCCAGCTAAGACAATTCACGTATATGTTGATGGTGGTGAAGAAATGAAGATTGCAGATGCGCTGTTCAATTCCGTTTCGGCGGGTATATTAATGGTCGGCAGCCATACAGAGACGATGACTGACGCTGCTGGCTTTTCCGGTAATGTAGTCGCGTTCGATTATGCTACTAAGGAAACGATTTTCGTGACTGTTGACGTTACGACTAACAACGACTTCGAAATTGACGGTGTTGATCAAGTTAAGAAGGCTGTGAACGACTATCTTGGTAGCGTTCCCATGGGTGGAACTGTTCGCTTCTCATACTTGTACAAGTACATTTACGACAATGTGAACGGAATTGTTGTAGCCACGGTCAAGATTGGTACTAAAGCAGCTTCCCAATCAATGACCGATATTCCATTGACGCAGTTCAGTATTGCGACGACGACAGCTGATAGTTTGGTGGTGACCAAGAATGGCAAATAGTTTTAAAGAGCAGTTTCTAGCTATGCTACCGGCGCCAATTAGCCGCTATGGTCGTCAAACAATGTTGTTCGCTGAATGGTTGCAATGGCAATTTAAACAGCTACAAGACTTGTTTACGACGATTGAAGATTTTCGAGAGTTGGATAATGCCAACGGTGAAGTGCTGGATGCAATCGGTGCTCAATACAATCAATTGCGCGGTGAAGCTGACGATAGTTTCTATCGCATTATGATTCGTTCAAAAATGGCTATCAATTCCGGTATCTCAACGGTGAATGGCCTGCTGGATATCATTGCACGGTCTTTGAATATCCCTAAGAAAGGAATTGAGATCGAACCGTTGCGTAAGTGGAATGGAACGACTGTTGATAACGGTGAGCCATTAGCAATTGCAATCCGCAATATTCCGCTGCAATGGGCCAATACCGAATGGGAACAGAACTACATCATTGATCGAATTCGAAGTGGTGTTGCAGCTGGCGTGCGTGTTGATGAAGTAACATTCGTTGATAATTCAAATGCCGTGTTAGCTGTGCGTGGTATCAGCAGTAATACGTTGACGTATCAAATCTATGAAAGCGAGGATAAGTGATGGCTAATAAATTTTCTAGCCTAATCTTTACTGAAGAAGGTAAGGATGTCATGACAAAGGCGCTGGCTGATAAAGGACAAATGTCTATTATCAATGCCTACACCTTTACGGCATCTCTTACCAAGGACTTAACCTACTCACAAATCAGTGGTCTGAACCCTAAGCAAACAAAGCCAATGGGTACGGTTACGACGGATTTAACGACTAATACTGTTGAATCTCGTCTGATTATTGATAATCGAGATGTTACAGCTGACTATAATTTGAAGGGAATTGCCATTACCGGTGTCTACGGTACTGACAATTATGTCCTTGGAATTATCAATACGAATGAGACCACGTTGGTTCCTGCGTATAATGGACAATCAGCGCAGACAATTAATTTGGACGTTTCATTTGCAATCAGCGATACGTCAATCGTAACTGTTAACACTCAGTATGCTGGAATGCTGACGGTTGCTGATTACATTGCTTTGCAGAAGTATATCGACCAACGTGACGCAAAGAAGGCTGATGATACTGCCGCCGTCCACAAGACAGGCAATGAGACGATTAACGACATCAAAACTTTCTTGAAGACAATTGTTGGTTCGGTTAGTGGAAATTCAGGAACAAGTGATCGTGTGAATACGCTGGCTATCAATGCTGACGTTGCACTGTCAAGTTTGAGTAACGGCGTTTACCTTTCAACAAATGCTTCAAAGACAACGTCTGACAAGCCGACTGGCGCAGCTGAGACGTATGTGTTCGTTAAAGAAAGCAACGTTGAGCGATTTACTGACATTTCTAATGGTCAATCATATTTCCGTGTAAAGAACGGTTCTACGTATACAGCGTGGAACCGTTTTTCTACTGCAGCGGAACTTTCAAACGTGGATGCTTCTGCCGTCCACAAGACAGGCAATGAGACGATTGGTGGGTCTAAGACATTTAGTTCTGCTATTATTGCTAACTTGCAAGGAAATGCTGACACCGCAACAAAGCTAAAGACAGCGCGCACAATTTCGTTTAGTGGCGCTGCAACTGGTACTGGTACGTTTGATGGCTCAGGTAATGTTGACATTGCACTAACAGAATCTGCAACTACACGTACGAATACTTCATCAGCACAATCGCTTGCTGTTGGAGGAACCGTGACAATCATTGATAGCATTACGACTAATACATCTGGTGAAATCACTGGTGTTAATGTCAAGACGGCTACAATGCCATCAGTTTACCCACCAAATAATGACAGTAACTTAGTTCATAAGTCAGGAGCTGAAACGATTGGCGGGTCAAAGACGTTCACTGATGGTCTTAGTGGTGCTTTGGCTGGTAATGCCACAAGTGCTACAAAATTAGCTAATGTACGCAAGATTAATGGTGAAAACTTTGATGGTACGGCTGATATTAACGTTGACCCAGTTGTGCAAGTGATTAGCACAAACAAAGATGTTTTCACGTTGGATAACGGCTTTTATTACTATGCAAATGTTTCAGCAACCAACAAGCCTAGTGGATCAGCAAATTATTTCGTTGTCGAAGTAATTCAATCCGGTAACAATGGTTTCATGCAGCTGGTTGATTCTAACAACAATGCTTGGTGGACAACTAAGAGTGGTGGTACGTGGTCAGCATGGAAAACGGTCGCAAATGATGCCCTGGTTGCGCACTTGGATAATGCTGAAACGTTCACTGGAAAGAAAACATTCAGTGCAGGAATTAGTACAACAAATATTGATGTTAGTGGCACAACTAATTTGACTACCTTAGACGTTACGTATCCAATATCTGGAAGTTTAGGAGTTAAAACAGCAACGTTTACGGACTTTGCTGTTGTTGCTAAGAATATGGAACAATATTCTGGACGTTGGTTGGCTACTTCAAGTAATGCCATTCTGAATGGTCCGACTGGTACTATCGACTTTAATGCCTACATTGAGGTTACTTACACATGGTCAGATGCAGGAATTATTACAGTCTCTAATCAAGGTTCAAATACTTGGATAGGTACTGTATCAAGTGGAGTTATTCGAAAGTGGACGTTGGTTGCTAATAACAGTGAGGTTGTTCAAAAATCAGGCGATACCATGACCGGTGCATTAACAGTTGGAGGCAATCCGCTCACAGGTGGTTCTGGTACGTACATTGGAAACAATGGTTATATTGAATTAGGGGCAGCTACAGCCTACATTGATTTTCACGGAGGAAACTCAACTAACGACTATACATCACGTATGTATGATAGTGGAGACGGACTTGGAAACAAGATTGTAGACAAGAGTGGATTTAAGGTTATTTCAACGCCGCTTTCGGCAAGTTCTACAAATAAGTATAATTTGGATACCGTTGCGCTTGGTTCAATGGTTCTGACGGGGTATTCACACAAAGTTATCGTTTCAGCTCGAACGGATTTATTGGGAACATCGCCTTACACGCAAAATGGAGATGGAACAACAAACGTTTTGGACAACGTAGTTATCACATGGGAACGAGGATACAACGAAAAATACGGTACACAAACGATTACTAATCTTTGGGAGTCAATGACTTGGCAACGTTCAATGCGCAATGGAGTATTCCAGCCATGGACGCAAATCATTACTTCAAGTAACATCGGTTCGCAATCCGTAACAGCTGCCGGAAAATTGACAACTCCACGTACAATTGGTGGGGTTTTGTTCGATGGGACGTCAAACATTAATCTTCCGGGCGTTAACATTGTTGGAAATCAGTCTACTTCTGGTAATGCAGCGACTGCAACTAAATGGCAAACAGCACGTACTCTATCACTGACGGGTGATGTAACCGGCTCCGCTACTATCGACGGGTCCGGCAACGTATCAATTGCTACTACTGGTTCGAACTTGGTACACAAGACCGGTGACGAGACCATTGGCGGTGATAAAACTTTCACCGGAAACGTAAACGTTTCTGGAACCATTGATTCAAGACAGAAAATCTATACCAGAACTATCGGTACAACTAACGATTTGCAAATCATCTACACACGAGTCGGAAACGTTGTTACAGGGCGGTATAAGGCCAAGTTTGCAGGAACATTCCCGTTGAGTCTTAACGACGGCTATAAGGCGCCCACGGCCTATCCGGTAAACGTAGTTGCTTATGGCGTTGACGCGTGGTTCACGGTGGACAATAAGTTCACAACAAATAGCGCTGGCGAAGGGAATTTCATGTTCATAACGAGCGATGAACTTCCAACAAGCTAAGCAGGAACCCAAGTCAGCATGGTCCAAAAATTACCTGGCAAGTCTCCGCCTTGAGTGAATATTTTACGATCAGTCTGAACGTTAAATAGAATTCCTGCCCCAAGGTTTAAGGTCATGTTCATTGCAGGCGCGGGAATTTCGTTGGGCAACGTAAACGCTGTGTTAACGGGCACTTGTGAGTTACCGCCCGCCAATGTCACTTGAACCATGAAATCGTTGTAAACGTAGTTCATTGCTGGGCGGTATCCGGACGCTACTAACTTGCCGGATTTGGTAATTCCAGTGATGGTTCCAGAAACGTTTGCGAATTAGATACACTGAGATTGGAGGTGTATGTAATGATATATGGTTATGCCAGAGTGAGTTCGCAAGGTCAGGATTTTGAGGGCCAGGTAGCTGCCTTAAAAAGGTTTGGTGCAAAGAAGATATACAGTGAGAAGTTTACGGGGACTACGGCTAATAGACCAGCGTTGAAACGGCTGGAAAGAATAATTACTAGCGGTGATGTATTAGTTGTTACAAAACTTGATCGGCTGGCCCGTTCGGTGAGAGAAGGTATCAAGATAATTGATAAGCTGACCAAGAAGGGAATAACGGTGCATGTGCTTAACTTGGGTTTACTTGATAATTCGCCATCTGGCCACTTGTTGAGAAATATCATGCTAACGTTCGCCGAATTCGAACGGGACATGATTGTTGATAGGTTGGCAGAAGGACGCGCTCGTGCCAAGGCGATTAACCCACATTACAGAGAGGGGCGTCCCAAACGACGGTTAACTAATAGGCATAGAGAAGCATATAGGTTGTTACAAGAAAAGACGTACAGAGAGGCGTCGAAAATTAGCGGATACAGTCGGTCAACGCTGTATCGAATCAAAAAACAAATTGAGGGGAATAATAGATGAGCTTTGATACCGGAACAGTCGTAACGATTGTTCTTTTTTTGATTACGGCGATAGCTACGGCGATAACTACCGCCGTAAATTGGGCAATTAAGGTCGGTTTTTCAAAACCAATTGCTACATTAACTGATGCAATTGACGACTTGAAAGAAATATTGGGGCATATTAAGGATGACACCCAAATTCAATTTAAGGAGCATGAAGTCCATCTTGCTAAGCTTGATGAACAAATCAAGACATTGTTCGAAAGGAATGAACGATTATGAATAAAGTAATTGATGTGTTAATTGGAATTGCACAAACTGGTGTTCTTGGTGTTGTTGCAGCTGCCGTAATTGGTTGGCTTAAAAGCCACACCAAGAATGAAAACTTAGCCATGTTCTACGATTGGATCAATCAAGGTATCGCGATTGCTGAAAAGACTTGGGGGCCAGGACAAGGAAGTGCAAAACAACAAGACGCAGTGAAATTCGTTAAGCAACGAATTGATGCTAATGGTTTGACGGGGCATTTCTCGGATTCACAGATTGAAGGAGCCATTGAGCAAGAGTTGAAAGCCAACAAAGGAGTTGACAATAATGGGTAAGATTAAGACAATGCTGGTCGCCGGAATGGCGGCCTTTTTATTTGCCGGAGCAACACCAACTGCGTTTGCCGCAAAGGGTGACCAAGGAGTTGATTGGTCAATCTACCAAGGTTCGCAAGGTAAGTTTGGATATGGTCAAGATAAGTTTGCCATCGCTCAAATTGGTGGGTACTACGCTGGACATGGCTACGTTGATCAATACACGTATCCAACACAAGTTCAGTATGCAATCGCCCAAGGAAAACGCGCACATGACTATATTTTCGTAGACGGTGTTACTGACCGTGCAACCATGAAAACTGTAATTGATCACTATCTAGCAAAAAGCCAAACGCCACAGGGAGCTATCTTTGCTTTGGATATTGAGCAAGGTGCAACGAATACAGACGTAGTTATGTACGGACTTGATTATATTCAATCAAAGGGAAAGACAGCTGTGCTATACGGATACAAGAATTTCTTGATGTCAAACCTTGACCTGCAAGCGATTGCTAATAAGTACCCGCTTTGGTTGGCTCAGTATCCTAATTACGAGGTTACGCCAGAGCCAAACTATAATTACTTTCCTTCATTTGATAATGTACAATTGTTCCAATTCACGGCATCATACATTGCTGGTGGATTGGACGGTAATGTTGACTTGACTGGTATTACGGACAATGGTTACAAGCACGGAAACCCTGAAAAGCCTAACACTGATACTCCCGCAATTGTTGCCGGTAAGGAAGCTGATAATACACCAAAGGCAGACATCGCGCCTAGTATGACTGTTAAGGTAAACTTCAGTGCAAAGAACTATGCGACTGGTGAAGCTATTCCTGACTTTGTTAAGGGTGAGCCACACAAAGTGCTAGAAGTTGATGGCGACCGTGTGTTACTTGATGATATTTACTCATGGGTAAACAAGAAGAACGTCGAAATCTTGGACGCTAACACGCAAGATAACTCGGCAGAGTTTAACGGTGTATTCTATCTAGATAGCTGGCAATATGAGCTGGGTGGTGTGTACGTTCGAAACAATGATATGGCTATTCCAGTAGCAGATTATCACAACGATATGCCGGCTGTATCAGTAACGTTGACCGACCGTCATGGTAACCCATTGGCGGACCAAAACGGCCTTGGTAACAACGGAGTTCCGGAATACTTCACTTTGAATGGTAAGTACAAGGTATTGCAACGCGTTGGATCATCGATTGAAGTAGAGATGAATGGTGAGTCGGTCTGGCTGAAGGCTGCATTCGCTAACTAGTTTTAAATTGGGCCAACTTGCGACATTGAAACAGATACGCAAGTTGGTCCACATATAAATTAAGCCCGTCTGGACTAGGTACAAAGGTACTTAATCCAGACGGGCTTTTTGTGTTATTTGCTTGGAACGTCCCATTCCCAGTCATGTTCAACCGCGTGCCAGTTACCTGTAGCCGCAGAAGCTCCAATCTTACCAGCAAGCTCGATCCATACTTTTACATCATATAAGGTTGGACGCGTCATAGCCTTAGCAGTTGCTTCGGTATATTCTTCCCATGTTAGGTCAGCATTCTCAAGCAATGGCTCTACAATCTCACGGTGCAGATTGATATATGCCTGTCGTTCAGTGAAACCATTGCCGATTAGCTCGTTGAACTTCCCTACATATAAAATACGGTCGTCTTCAGTTTCTGATGCCAAAAATTGGAGGACTCTTTGTGTCCAATGAGTTAATTTAGTCAT